CCAACTTGCTTTTTTCGCTTCACTTATTTTATTCTTATGTTCTTCTGATATTTCATAACCATTTTCTCTTTGTCTTTCCCATTGTTTTTTTGCCGCTTGCCGTAACTTTTCTATATGATCTTGACTTTTTTTTATCCCCTTATTTGATTTCCCTTTAGTATTGCCAAGACTTGATTTAGATAATTTTTTTCGATGTTCTTCTGTGAAAACTCTACCTTTACCTGCTTTACTTATTTTTTCAACTATAATTTTTATATCAGGGTGATTTGATAATGTGTCACCGCCTGTCCCACCTTCAGTTATATTGTAACCAATTTCTTTATTTTGTGAGTTATACTTTTTTATCCAGTATTTTTCCCTTTCTTCTAAGATTTCTTTCTTTTCACAAATTTCAAGAGTTTCTTTGATAAAATTATCTACACCATACTTTTCATAAGCACGTCTAATTAGTAAACCTGAACCCATATACCTTTCGTAATCTGATTCAGTGCCTTCATGTTTACCAATATAAATTTTACCGTTGATCTTATTGGTTATTTTGTATATTCTCACAAATATATTTATAATATTTGTTGTATACCATGTTATGCTTACCAGAAAAAATTTCCAGATGTATTCAAACCAAGTTGTTTTCCGTAGCGAGGAGTATTACACGCCCAATAAGCAGGTTTTGTTTTATCTTTTTGTGTATCACATTTATGCCTTGCCGCAAACGACTTTCTTGCTTCAGGGTCATCAATTTTCACTTTCAAACCAGTGGTGTCTCCCCATGAAACTTTTTTTATGTTACCAGTTGAAGGATCCTTTACATAAACGTAAAACTTTTTTGGACCACCTCTTTTTGGTTTGTTAAGTTCGACATCATCATCCTCTTCAACAAGTGGAATATCCAATGGAACCTTTTTGTTTTCATATATTGCGAAAAGACCAAGATCAGTTTTAAACAATTCTTTATCTAGTTCTGAAACATTTTCAAGTAAACCTTGTTCGTAAAGTTCTCTCGCTTCACAAAATGTTTCATAGAATTTGATTGAGTATGGTCTGTAAATGTTTTCGTGAAAAGGTATATTATTTTTCAAGTGATGTTTTGTGCCTTCTGATAGTTCAAAAAATGGTTCAAAACTTTCTTTAAATTCTTTGAATCTTTTGAATGTTTGTCCGGGTGTTACATCGTGTGTATGCTTTGCATATTCGTCTGTTCCAATTTCATAACTTTCACCACGAACCTTTTTAGCAAGATCAGCATCTGCCTTTCCCCATGTTCCTTTTGATTTTGTAACAAAAGAATTAACTCTTGCATGTCCCCACTGTTCAGGTGTAGTACCGGGACGATGACCAGTTCTCCATGCGGCAACACCACGATTATAAACTTGTTTGAGAATACCGAAAGGCATACCAGATGCTTCTGATTTCTTTTTTAATGATTTGTCAGCGACACCTTCGCTAATATTAGATCGTTCTTGCCAACCTTGAGAGATTTTATTATCTGTAATTGGACCACCCTTTGCCCATGTATCGCATGTTCTTGCAGAATGGCATTTGAAATGATGCATCCAACAATAACCCAAACGACCATCTTTGTCACTGACTTTTCCGGGCATACATTCTTCCATTCTTGGTGAAATATCAAATGCTACACAATTACCGCAAAGAGATTTCTTTGCCGCTTTTTCTGAAGTGTCCCATTTATCTGCAATCTTTTTCCAGTAATCAGCAGGTTCATCAACATTCAATGGACCATACATATGATTCTCAATTGTAGAATTTCTATTTTTTGTATTCATTGCAACATCTTGTGTTGCAGGTGGGCAATCCATACCTTCATAAAGTTTTGGAAACTTCTTTTTCATCTGGTTTGTATGTTTAGAAGGTTTTGTCTTTGCAGATTTATCTCCCGGTGCTGGTTTGTATGCAGATGAATCATCATCTGATTTTTTAGTACCCTTTTCAAAGTGCCTTGCTCTTGCTTGCTTAGTTGACTTTGACATCTTGTCACCTTCAGCATCTTTTGCATAATACTTTGCAGGTTGTGTACCTTTACGATCTTTGATATCAGGATCTTCTTTTTCTACAATAATGTCGTCAATCCAAAAGTTATATCTCTCATTCAAATCTGAAATTGAATCACTTAATGCAGAAACCAAAACATAGTTTGGACCTTTTTTAATTATCTTACCAGAACGACCGTCTTTATTTTCTACGATGTCACCTATATTGAAAATATGATCATTGTAATACAATTCACGAATGTTATCTTCGCTTATATTCATATATTTTCTAAGGTCATTGTATAATTTCTCGCCTTGTTTGAAACCATTTGGTAAATTATCCATGAATGTTTCTTTATCACCAGATGCGGCAAAACCTCTCATCTTACTTGCAGACATACCAGCAACACCTGATCCAGCAGTTCTTTGACCACCTGCTTGTACAATTTCTATTCCGTTGTAGAAATCATATTCTGGTTTTTTTCCTGACTTGTCGGTATATGATTTATCGTATAATTTCAGTTTTTCAAATTCTGCCATACGATCACTACCAACAACAACAATTAGTTTTGAATAACCAATCTTGCTTAAACTTTTGGCAATCTCGTATATTTGTCTACCAAGGTCTGTACGAATGTTTCTTTTGAATTTAGGAAACATTTGTTGCATGTATTTGACTTTTATATTTTGTGGTAGTGGATCTTTCTTTGGGTTCTGACTATGAGAAGGAACAATAACAAAATCGGCACGATTTTTCTTTGCAACTGATTCAATTTTTTTGATTAGTAATTCATGACCAGTTGTAGGTGGATTGAAACGACCAAACGTAACTACAACCGCACCCTTATCGTTTTTCTTTTGTTCTTCTAAATCTAAAAATGATTTCATTATTTTTTCCCTGTTCTTCTATCTATATGTAGTTTTCTAACTTTTCTAACTGCTTTAGTTACCAATCTATCTTTTCTTTCAGGTGAAACTTTTCTATCTAACATCTTGTCCATTTGAATTCTTTTTCCAAGTGAAGCATCTTTGTATCTTGACGGTGAATTTGTACCAAGAAATTTTTTCTGCAAAACTTTTTTGACAGAAGGTCTTGCTCTTTTTTTTGCAACATCAAGTGTTGGATATCTTCTCATTGCTAATTCTTTTTTGCGTTGAAAAGATTTTTGCCGAGCACGAATACGCATTCTTCTTGAAGATTTAAATCTGTTCTTTCTTTTATCTGCATCAGTTGCTTTTTCTGCTTCCTCTCTTATGTATTTGAAAGTTTTCACTATAATCAATCTTCTTTGTTTCTCAAATCTTTATCAGAACTTGACATTTTTCTTCTTCTTTCAGAGTGTGCTTTGCGAAGTTTTGGTATCATCTTTTTAGCAATTCTATTAATGACTGCTTGTTTTGGTGCGATCTTTCTATCTATTTGTATTCTTTTTTGAAAGGGAAGTTTGCTATAATTCTTAGAAATATCTGGTCCCATAAGTTTTGCGATTACTTTGAACTTTGCTTTTTTCTTTGCTCTTTTCAATAACTTAGCAGTAGAAGGTGCTTTCTTCATTGATAATTTTCTTTTGATTTTAGTTGACGCTTTTCTTGCCAACATTTTCATTCTAATTCTTAGTTTTCTTCTTTGTGCTGGACTTAGAATTCTTAATTCGTTAATTTCTTCTTGTTCAACTAAATCATTATGTTCTGCAAAGTTTATTATTTCTTTATATGATTCTTCTCGTATTTGTTTAAATGATTTCATACTTCTTCCCTATAAGAAAGTATTTATAAATCAAGAGTCCCAAGATTTTATAGCGGTAAAATTATTGAAACTAAATTCCATACGGTCAACAAGTTTGACTGCTTTGCTTGATAATTTATCAATTGCAACGTAACCTTCTGGATTGACTGCTTTAAAACCATTATTTGTTTTGATAAATGTTCCCATACCTTTTACAGTATTCAATTTATCTACGATCAATTGTTTTGCTTGTATGATTAGATTTTGAAACTTAACAACATTTGTCAATGCTATCACATACCTTTTGAGTTCACGAATAGTTTCTTCTTTTCTTGACGTATATTTTTGTTTACCAGCATCTGATTTTACTTTTGCAATTTTATTGTCAAACTTGTCTTCTACCCATTGTAGATAACTTTTTGCAAACTGTGATGGGTTTTTGATTGGTTTACCTTCACGAACGAATGAGTTATAATAAGTTTTGATGTTTGCACCAGATAATTCACCTGTAAATGATGACTGCAATGACATAAAATTATCTAAGTCTTTTCTTTTGATTGTACGAAAAGTAGAACCAACTTCTGATAACACCTTTGTGATTTGATTAGTTTCGGTTTTTGTCATTGTTGCTTTACCAGAAACGTCACGGTATTTTGCATCGTCCATCCAGATTGTTTTCGGTGTTTTTAAGTTTGAAATATTTGCACCAAAAGATGCATTCATAGATTCAAGTGTGTCACCTTCATAAGTTGTGTGCCAAACGACACCTATCTTTGATGAACTTATCTTTTGACCTAATTCAGAATTTACAGGAACAGCATAAACGATTGTGTTTGGTTGAAATGTATGATATTTTTCGCCATCTATTGTTTCGGTTTTGATATCACCTTTGGTAAACATCAAGTCACCTTGAAGAACTTTACCTTTGATACCAAGTTTTGAAAATTCTCTAAGGGAAACTTCAAACTTCTTTTTTAACGCACCTTTGAGTGATGGGTCACTTTTGATTTCTTCTTGCGTTTTGTATAATTTTGGGTTTACGTTGAATACAGATTTCTTTGCTATAAAAAACTTGCCATCGGATGGATCTTCACCTGCGAATATTGCCGGTGCGCCATCCCATTTTACTGTCATGTCAACTTCTTTTGAAGAGTTGCCAGCAAGCATGTCTCTTAGTGATTGTAGAAAGTTAATAGAAGCACGACCGCCATCAATACCAAAATTTAGTATCTCATCTTCGATGTGCTCCAGATGCAGGTTTTTACCTGCTTTACTTTCTGTAAGTATTTCAAAAAAGTTTATCATTTTGAAGTCAGTCCATTATACTTGACTGCCAAACCAGTTGGAAACTGACCAAGTTTTCTTTTACCAGCATGACCTGCTTTATTTGAACGAATAGACATTTTCATAGTCAATGTCTGGTCACCTGATTTTAGTTCGATGTTCCAATCTTGTTTTGAAGACCTTGAACTTTCTGCTTTTATAAATTTTACTTGTGGCAAAAATACACCAAGTTCATCTGTGTCAGTAACCTGTTCGAATGAATCTGAAATTGCTTTGATTACAATCGTTGGTACATCTGGTGCATCTCTTAGAATTTCAGATTTGATATATTCCATTGTTTCGTCTTTATTTTTATTGAAACGAGCGACAACACCTTGTCTCATAATTTCTAACATTGCATCATAATCTTTTTCATAACCACGATTGTCTTTTTTATCGTATTCCTTTAGAATGTTTTCAGTGATAGAACGATCTTTATGTCTACCATTTTTACCACCATCAAAAGAATCTATACCGGGCATACCATCTATTTTAGAATAAACATTTGTATATGCAGTTTTTCTTAGATTGTCTAAACCTTTCGTATCTTTGAATGCAGTAAAGATTGGTCTAACATATGTATTCAGTTGTGGTTCTTTTGTTTTTTTACCACCTGCTTTTAGACTTACACCTAATAAACTTCCATCTCTATACTGTATGAACATATCTCCGGGATGGTTGCTTGGCACACCTTTTGGTTTTGCACGGTATCCCCAGAACACGTTTTGTATTGGTTTACCGTTATGTTCTTCAATTAGATATTTGTATACACCAATTGCGTTTTTCATTTTTTCTTGAAATTTTGATGATGTATCTGCTGAGTTGATAGTTTCTTGCGCCGCTTTTCTATCTGAAGCACCGACACATTTGAGTTTTGATACATCAAGTGTCATTAGATATTGATGAAAATCTTCTACTGATTTTGGATTGTATTTTGTTTCAAATGCAATACAAGGAAAAAGTTCTGTGATGCTTGAATTCAATGTAGTTTCTTGCATGCCACCTGATTTTGGTTTTACATTGATTCTGTAAATATGATCTTCATAGTCAGCATCAATCGGGTCAACACTTGAAGACGCCGATACAATTTTCGCACTAATACCTGCTTGTTTCAACCGTCTGAATATTTCATCACGGTCATTATCACGATCAGCAGAACTTACACGTATCATGGTTCTTTTTGTCGTGCTTTTAGATGTTTCTACTTTGTAATCAAACCCTTTGAAAATAGAAGCAGGCAATTCACCTTCTTTATCTTCGTCTTCTTCTGTTATAATTGATTTTTGTTCTTTTAATTGTAGTTTATTCCAAAATTCAAAAGATTGTAGTGCCATATGATTATTTATATTTTTATGTCAGTAAGGTTTGAAAACTTATCAAACTTGTTTGTAGTCATTGGTTTCTCTACCTTTTCGGTAATACCTTTCTGCCCATTATCAACTATACCACTTTGAGCGTTTTCTTCAACGTCATACAGTTTCATTTTTGCACGATTGATACCGACAACGAATCTTTTGTTTGTGTTTGGATCATTGTAACGATTTTTCAATTGTTTGACAATAATTTGACCAAGTTCTTCTAAGTCTTCGTTTGATATAAGAGCAAACATAAAGTCAGCAGTTGCTGGTAAACCAAAACTTTCTGAAGTGTCTTCAAGACCAATATCACTTGAAACAAAACCTGTTCTTGTAGTTTGTGTAGCAGAAACGATAGGTAAATCAAATTCAACGGCAAGACCACGAAGTTCTTCGGCAATTGCTTTGATGTAACTATAAGAATTGATTGAACCGCCCATACCTTTCATTCGTGACGAAGCACAAATATTCAGATAATCAATAAAGATAATATCTGGTTTGAAGTTTTTCTTAATCGATAGTTCTTTGAGTAACGCACGAAAGTGACCTGAATGTGCGGAAGCAGTTGGATACTCTTTGATAATCAATTTACCTTCTGTCTTTTTTCTAAGTTTTTCAATGCTTGTATCAAACATTTGTTTTGGTAAATCATGAAGTTCATCCATTGTGATGTCCATGAGATTTACGTCGATACGTTCGGCAATGCGTTCTTCTGCCATCTCCATTGTAATATACAATACATTTTTACCTTGCATCAAAGTTGAAGCGGCAACGTGACACATAAACAAACTTTTACCGACACCGGTGCCAGCAATAGCAATGTTCAAACTCTTAGAAGGTAGACCA